GCAGGGTGCCCCTCTTTTATTTTACTCTCAGTTATTTAGTTATAACTACTCTAAAGTATCGGTGTCCTCAGAAGGCAGAGCTTTTGCTGACTTCTTCATATCTTCATCGATAGCAATAAAGTAAAGGGCATACTCATCCTTTGCCCTACGCACAGAGACATTCAGACCCATCTTCCTTGCCTGAGTCCTTACCCTCTGCTGCATGTTATGGAAATCCTTATCCTCAAACAGGTCATCAATCTTAAATGCCTGGTTATTGTTAATGGATTCCGTAAGGGCTTCCCTAATCTCAAGAATAAGCCCACTCGCTACACTCTGCCTAGTAATCTCAGGTAAAGTGTCAACCTTGATGATACTCATGACTATCTCTTTTCTTTATCCAATGGATATTACTTAATGATCAGAGCCGCGGCCCTTGACCACCAATAAACATCATAGCATGCCAACTATTCTCATTCGCGGACCAAACTAAAATCTCTGTAATGTTTGAATTTGAGACTAAGCTGTGTCCTGGAAAATCTCTAACTATTGTCTGAATTACAGCCGGGGAGTTCATTTTGTAATGTTACACACCCTCGGGATTGACTTAATAATTCAGTGAAATTGAGTATATATTTTTCGAGGAATCATTTAGACATGACCAAACCATTCTTGAAGTTCAGCTGGCATAGCTTTTACTTTAGAGTTTGTTGATTCCCAAGTCAAACTGTTCTCGTCCATCTTTAAAACTTCGCTCATCTCTTTCTCATGTTCATATTTTTCATGTATGCCAGGACCAGTATTAACTACTTCTATTTCAATCTCCATGTCCATATTAATATTTTTTGCGCAAGCAAATACTGCGCCAGCCAATGAGTCAGCTAAATCCTTAGTTCCTTTAGTCGGGTGATCAATTTTAGTATTATTTATTAACTTTAATTTCAACAGTTCATCTTCGACCAAGAGTTCGCTCCAGTATCCACGTAATCTGTTGTCATAAATAGCAGTCATTAAAGTATCATAATCTGTTTTCTTAACACTATGTAAATCAGCGTTAACACCAAGACCTCTCAAAGTCTGAATCATATCCACAGATTGCCATTGGTCGAATGTAACAGAAACGATTTCAAACTTTCTATTAAGATCTAAGATCATTTGTCTTACTGATGAGAAATTGATTTCCTTTCCAGGAATAGCTTCCCAATAGTGAACTAAGTCAACATTTATTATTGGAAGCGTTTCGGTTCCCATCGATGTTTTAATCTCAGTAAAACCAGCACCGTGAACCATAGATAATGCTGCTCTATCTCGTTTAAGCCCTAAGTCAACATGAATGTATCTTAACTTACTATCTTCTCCATTGAACCACTTCTTAAACACACCATCTTCATCCATAGGTTCTTCATGATACATGAATGCTTTTCTTACACGATCTGGATCCCTAAAGTAAGCATCTTCCATAGTTGGTGGTTCACATTCAAATCTAGCAGCAGCCTCAATGGGATTCCTAATATATTCCGATTCCAATTGATGTCTTTGAATTGTAGGATTAACATCCCATGTTGATGCTTTAATACACCAAGTTTTAGGTTCGTTTTTTGCAATTGCTCCTTCATACCTTTGCTGGATGAAGTCACCTTTATATCTAGGGAACGACAATAAAATTACTTTGCCTACTTCGGGGAATCGAGACATAACAGATAACTTACTCATATTATAGATTGCAGAAGCAGAACCTTTAGATCTTACATCCCCTTTCAATTCTGCATCTATTTTGAATGCAGAAATCTCATCTAACACAACTGTCATAACCTCATATCCCTCCCATCCCTCAGATTCAGAGTGACCAGAGAAACATCTTACTGGTCTAGAAAAGAAGAAGATTTCACTTACTCTTGGTTCAAATCCTTGATCATTAAACCAGGGGCTGTTCAATAAAAGATTTTTCAATGGCTCAAAGAAAACCCTCTGTGCTTGCTGAGCGTTAACGGCAAGATTAAGCAAATCCACATACACGCCTGTAGCCTTACCATAATAACCCAAAGGATCTCTTAAGCAATGTAAGAAATACACAGTTCTAGCCATCGATATTCTAGAACAATGATCTTTTCCAGATCCTTTGCCCAACTGACATATAACCTCATTCTGAGTATAGTCATTGTAATACTTAGTACCTTCTTCGGCCCCCATCAGTTTTTGAAGAGTTTCTTCTTTAAAAATCTGTGTGCTTTGTTTTACTATCTCAGTTTGAATTTTAGACAACGGAGGTAAATTCAAATATCTTTTATCTTGAACAAATACATCCAACGGGACAGGCTCTTCCACTAACTCATCTTGATTCAGCAACTTACTGAAATCATCTAGTTCAAGATTTAGTCCCATATAATCGGTCATGGTATGCTATACTCCCTCTTGAACGGAATCATTACCGGATAGCTCTTCTACGGGGATAGGCGCATCAACTATATTATTTGATGTCTCAAATACGGACGTGGCTTCTGCGTCAATTATATTCTGATCCAAAATTTCAAATGCATCAGCCAAATCCCTTTGAACTTTATCCCTAATCTCTGGATACTGAGATATAACGTCACGGATTATCTTAGATAACAAGTTATTTACAGATTCAGCCCTTTGCATCCGTGCTACATATTCAACATCAGTTTGATTATTGTTCATCAACTGATGCAACTGAGCCTTCTTGTGGGCTACCTCAGCACAAAGTTTTAAAGCCTGGATTCTGGCGCTAACCATACCGTGATCCGTAGCAATGGTCACAGTCTCCCATGACTCTTTACCTATCTCGTCAAACTCAGTTAAAGCCTTAATGGTGTTTAGCTGAACACGCTCTAAGAAATAAGGATCAGACTCGGCTTGACGATGTAAAATCAATTTAAATTCTTCAATGTAGGTGCGAATATCACCACGTTCTAAATCCATCAAAGACGCAATCTCTGTGACGTTATATCCTTTGATATGATATTGACCAACCTGATCAACTAACTCCAATTTGTCAATTAGGGTCAGCTGACTGCTGGTCTCTTCTTCAACAACGATATCTGTCATACTATATTATACCCTATAAACCGTCAGGATGATAGGGGTCGCCAATAGGGTTGAGAATAGGGTGTTCACCCATCATCTCTTCCCTCCAATACAACTCTTCATCCCCATCAGTGTCATCAGTCTTGTCAATATCTTTAGGACCAAATGTCATTTCAATATTCCTCCAAATTGAGTGCATTTATATAAACAATGCCCATAATACAGCAAATGCCGAAATCTGTATCGCAATTCCCCAATACATGCTTAGCCATTCATCTTTCATTCAAAATATCCATTCTGTTTTTCCGACACCATGTCCCCAAGAATCCCATCCTGTGGCTGTGTCTCTAGCGAATAATTCTATCTTTCTTTGATCAGGGAACATCTGTTCGATTCTTTCCCTAACTTCAATAGGTTTAGAACTATGACTTCCACGCATCTCAGAAATAAACTGACGAACATTTCTAGCGCCTCTAGGCTGAGGGATCTTCCCCATCTTGCCAACAAGACATAACTCAACCTGACTCATAGTATAGAACCCAGGGTTAACTCTTTGTTTATCCCACACAAAAGCAACTGTAGCCCAAGCAAACCCCCATGCACTCATAACATCGAGTGCCTGCGGAAGATGAGGGCTACTAGACCACATAAACAGTAAAGACTCATCATTGTCAACAATATCTATGACGTTCATACTCTTTATCTCATCAATATGCATTGTGTCATAATGAGAGACAGCACCACCGGTATCGGATTTACCGATACCGGTGTGCTGCTTCTGTCCCTTGTAATCCCAAGGTGGATCAGCATAAACTATGTTATACTTCTCTTGCGTCACGTTTCGCATTCTTTCTTTTCAGTAAAGCCGATTCTCTTTTTAACCTAATACGATTTTCCTCTTCTTTATCTAGAGTTTTCTCTAAAGGTTGAATCAGTTTAGTCTCAACTGACTTTCGTAGTGATCCTATCGCAATATGAAACATCTTAGTAAAATCATTCTTACTAGGATTACTGTCCCATTGAGCCATAGAAAACTTTTTCATAGCAGACTCAACTTCAGCGTTAGTACCTCTTGTACCAAGATACTCGTTCATGCTGTATAGCCATAGAAGGCGTTCATTTCTTTCATCCGAAGATGACTGAGTAGCCCTCTCAACTAATCTTTCAGGCTGTACGTCAGACACGCGTCCCACATGAGTTGCAACGGTCATGATGCGTTAGAGCGTTATTACCACCGATAGCAATCAATAGCTCCTTATGCTCTGGCGACATGTCAGGACAATGAGATCCAACATACGTGAACAGATTGACAACATGATACATTGTAGGGTTGTTCAAAACGCTATCTGGGCTTGGGAAAGTAGTCCTAAAGCCTTCTCCGCTCCAATACTCCATGATACGATTGAAAACCTTTGTCGGAACACCGTTCTCCTGACAGATTCTAAGGATAACGCCTCTTACATCGTTAACCTTCTCATCACGAAGATGAACAAATCCATCGAACATAGGTTTGATCTGCTGCTTGGCGATACCTGCAAACTCTGCGAACTGCTCGACTACAGCATCACGGCTGTAACCACGAACACGGAATTTACGATTGTCAACCTGAGTAGTGGAACCATTACTGCACCACTCTCTTTCCAGATAGGCCTCAACCACTGGATGAGTCGCCCAAGTGTCAGAGAACTTGATCTTAACTCCACCGTAATACGGTGTGTCCTCTGTCAGGAAGTTAAACTCGTCAGTAGTAATAACAGCACCCAACTGCCCAGCATCATTGATGCGAAAATGCTTAATACTTGCATCTTCACCAACAGCAGTAGCTGCTGCATCCAAAACATCATTGTGGGCTACACTAGGTAAGTCTAACTCAGAAAACGAAGCCACAGTATCGCCCCTAAATACAGCATTTAGAGAACGACCCGGAGTCTCGTTAATATGATAGTTATAGTTCATT